CAGCCTTTGCCCGAAGCATTAGGACACTATTCCGAAGACGTCCATCATTCCCAACAGGGATTGATGTGAGAGGCACTGCTCTTAGGAGTTTTCCTATGGCAATGGCCTCCTCACCTGTAGTCAGGCTAGAGTCTACCATCTCAGGTAGCTTTGACCTTTCATAAAAGTCTGCAAGTAGAGATCGTAGCGATTTAGCTACACCTCCACATGCAAACCCCACAGGAGGAGCGTATTCGGTAATGGAAGCGGAAACAAGGGCTTTCCCCTCACGGAAGAATCTATGTATAGATTCTTCTAGTTGCTTTAGTACCCTTTCACTAACAACCTCACTGGTTGAGAGGTAGATGTTCCTCACGGAATGAATCTTTTCAATTAGTGACAGTTCACTGAACTTATCACGAGCTTGAGGACTTAGAAAATCCTGAAGCACGTCACTTTTAGATGTAACAACATCTCAGAGTGACACTTGTGTAAGAATAAGGTACTTCATGAATTTTGAAGTCTTTCTCTCAATATTGAGAGAATGATTAAATTTCATGCCTATCCCCTTACGGAGGTAGGATGCAATCAGCCCTGGTGTTGTGAACACACAAGGCCAACCGTGCGACTGCGCAGTGAAGAAACCTTGAGCTAGGTCAACAAACCTAGTCGAGGCAGTAAGGATACTATTAATAGGGAAGGGTGTGAACTCTTCCCCGTTCCTAAATCATCTCTTAGCGAATTCAAATGTGTCTCGCGACACATGAGTCTTCGATTCAGAGAGAGGGACTCCAAGGTCTGAAATCAGACGCTTGTACTTCATAGCTGCACTGTGACCCCTAATTACCACGTCATCTCCTAGAACCGCATAACGAGAATCAGGATCATCCTTACAAGCTGTTATTAGCACCATATGGTGAGTTAGAGAGAAACATGCTCAGGAACTATAAGCTCCTAGCGGTTGCCCAGTCTCTCACGAGATTGGCGGACCATCAGGCCTTGTGAAGGGCCATTTGGTTATCACTCTGACTCAAGCTTCACTCTTAGATTTCCCAAATAGGCGTTCCATGACGAATCTCTGTACTTCTACAGGGAATCGATCAGTCGCGCTGCTTAGGTCAAACGAGAAATACGGTCCCCTACCTGTAGAGAGATGTTTCACAACATCTCCCTGGTAAGTGAAGTCTCCCGGAAGATTCCGGAGAATATTCATTAGACAATCGTGATACTTACGTAGCACGGTCTGGGATCACCAATCTATTATTGCAATAATCCGAGTTTTTCCTTCCTTATCTTGAAGAAGATGAATTCTCCTAAAAACATTACTGTTATTAGGATGATCTACATCCCCGTGAGGGAATGCTTCATCGATCATCACAAAGTACTTCTTAAAAAACTCTCCTCCTAGGAGGAAAAGATCTTCTCGAAGATCATTGGGAAGATGGTTCTTAATATTAAGAGCCTCAGCTATGGCAGGACCAGAAGGTCCTGTCTTAGTTGTCCAATGAGCAACTTCTCAATCCATATTACTAGGGATTGGAAGTGAACTTGTGATAATTGTCTTCTTTAGAGATTCAGGAAAAGAACCGGATCAGGGCATAGTAACTGGTTCGTAATCTGGTATAACCGGCAGTGTGAGACACCTAGTAAAAGAAAGAAGAGTGAGGACTCACCTATATATCTCAGTATTTTGGTTCCGGAGGCATGCTTCAAGTTCCTTAGGGAGCTGGGCTGGAAGACCTTTACGAATCTTGATATGGGGGTATGAATGTATCGGGTGTCTAGTAATGAACCTTGTAACAATGAGACGTATACTCTTAATATAGTATACAGCGAATCTCCGACCGCGTGTTCTGGAAAGACGATTAAAAAGGGAGATCAGTTGTGTAATTGATTTACAAGTGAACCCAATGCGATTAGGAAGTGTTGAAAGCAGCCATTTGAGCAGTGAGTAAATCTTCATAATTGTATTGGCGTTATTTATAGTCTGTATGGATCACTTTGGATTAAGTTCTACAGAATGGGCGTCCTCGTGAGAGGAGACCGTACATTCAACTAAGAACTCAATCTCATACTGTTAGCCCAGCTGACAGGAGATTGCCAATCTCTGCCAACCTTGAATTAAATCAGGGGTATTGAAGTATAATTTTGCAAAGAGGCACGATCCATGGGAAGTATCTTAATTGTAATCTTCCTCTTTGTAGGAGCTCGGTTATAAACCAAGGGTGTTCACCATTTTCCCTCGAAAGAGG